CTCAAAACCCCAATATTACTTTTGATGTTGTACTCAAAAACCCAGATAAGCCGTGGAATTGGAGGCGGTTATCTCAAAACCCCAATATTACTTTTGATGTTGTACTCAAAAACCCAGATAAGCCGTGGAATTGGAGGCGGTTATCTCAAAACCCCAATATTACTTTTGATGTTGTACTCAAAAACCCAGATAAGCCATGGGTTTGGGAATGTTTATCTCTAAACCCCAATATTACTTTTGATGTTGTACTCAAAAACCCAGATAAGCCATGGGTTTGGGAATGTTTATCTGAAAACCCAATGCCCTTACAAAAAAAACTGTGGGCTGTTGAAAAAATAGAAGACTGGTGGTTAAACAAAATATATAGTCCCGATTCCAATTATGTTTTAGGTGTAATAAAACCACGATTTGAGAAACTTTGTTTCACGATTTTATCAACCACAAAACTTAATTAGAAGGTTTCTAAATTTTTAATGGTACCAAGTACCATTAAAAATTATTTTTTACCCATCACTTTTTGTAACATATCTTATAGATTCAAGCCCATTCAACTTTGATTTAATGTCTCTTATATCATTGGAGTTTTCGACCATAAGTCGTGTATATTCTTTACTTTCTTCCATTAGTTGTAACTCTTTTTTTCCCAGTTCTTCGACTGCCACACTGAAAAATTGGAATTTTTCAGTGTAGAAAATAAACGCGGTGAAGTTCTTCCATTAAAAAGAATAAAATTTATCTATGGAGCTTTCAAAAATTTTTGAAAGAATAGGATAAATTTTTTAATTGTGGTCAAATTAACCATAAATCCAAAAAATGGATTAATTTGAGAATTTTTATTTTATGGTTATATTTGACCAAAAACATTTAAAATGCCTCAATTTGCACATTGACCCAAGGGGGTACCCTTCCCAAAAAATGAAAATTTTTCTAAAAAAAAATTTAAAATAAACAATGACATCTAAAGTTATAAACGACCCAAAAATCAAATATAGCGTCAAGAACGATATACAACATGTCTTGGATTGTTCCGATGTGTATATTGGAGATACTGGATCAAATATGCGGAAAGAATTTGTGTTCTCCGACGAACACAACAAGATTATCAGTCAAAACGTTGATGTACCAGAAACTTTGATTAGAATTTTTGTCGAAGTATTGACTAATGCAGTTGACAATGTCGAAAGAAGCAAAGATATTATGGCATGTAAGAATATCAAGGTCAATTTAAACCTTGAAACGGGAATAACAAGTGTGTGGAATGATGGTTGTGTTATACCAATAATTCAAAACAAAAAACAAAACAATAATAATGGTTTGAGTAAAGAAGAATTTAAGTTGTTATCCGAGGAAGAAAGAAGTACCATTAAAAAATTTAATGAACTCTACATTCACTCGTTGATTTTTGGGCAATTCAGATCCAGCTCAAATTATGGCAACGAAGAGGTCAGAGAAGTGTCTGGTAAAAATGGGGTAGGAGTCAAATGTACCAACATCTTTTCTTCTTATTTTTGTGTGACTGGGGTTGACCCTGACCAAAAATTAAAGCTAACCCAAGAATGGACAAACAACATGACAAAAACCACTGAACCCAAAATTCGATGCTGCTCAACTAATGGTTACACCGAAGTTAAATACATACCAGATTTTAAAAGGTTCAAGTTAACCAAATATCCACCAGAAATGTATGGACTGTTGAAAAAAATGGTAATCGATATAAGCTCTCTTCTACCAGAAATAAATGTCTACTTTAATGGTGAAAAATTACCTATCAAAAATTTAAACTCGTTGAGTCGACTTTATTACGATGACGATTTTGCATCTGCTTACAGTTTGACCATAAAATACAAAGGATCAGACGTGGTCATAGTTGGATCTGAAACAAGTGGGGTTTCTCAACCCGTTTCTTTTGTTAATGGTCAAATTACATCCGCTGGAGGTCAACACGTTCAAAGTTGGACCAAGACAATATTTTCAGCCTTGTTGGAAGCATTAAACAAGTCGTCAAAAAAAGATAAAACCAAGGAAATAAAATTGACAAAAGGCGACATTGCACCATATTTTCAATTTTTCATTCATTCAAGGGTAAACAAGCCTAAATTTGATGGTCAAAATAAAAATTTCTTAAAAAGCCCAAAGGTTGAATCAAGCCTCGAAAAATCTCAATTAAATAAAATTTTGAAATGGTCCGTCATAACCTTAATCAAGGACAAAGTTCTGAGATCGAAAGAATTTTCCGCTCTGAAAAAGATGGAAGCGCCAAAGCGTAAAACCATTATCAAAGTTGATGGTTACGATCCATCAAACAAAATGGGTACCGAAAGCATTTTAATTGTATGTGAAGGACTTTCGGCAAAATCATACGCGGTAGCTGGGATACAAACGGGGATATTTGGAAAAAAGGGACGTAATCACTTTGGTATACTCCCACTACGCGGAAAATTTCTCAATGTCAAAAATGTCAGTTTGGCCAAAATTGGAGCGAATAAGGTTGTTTCTGACCTTATAAAAGTATTTAATTTAAAATTTGACACAGATTACTCACAACCACAAAATTATAAAACATTGAATTATGGTACACTTTTGATCCTAACAGATGCCGATAAAGATGGTATTCATATTAAAGGACTTATACTCAACTTTCTCCACGAATTATTTCCAACTCTTTTCAAAAAAGAAGGGTTCATTGTAAGCATGGAAACGCCAATCGTCAAAGTTTTCCAGAAAAAAGGTAAAGACGACCTTTTATTTTACGATGAAAATACATTTGAGGATTATCGACGTGATCACAGCAAACTCAAGAATTTCAAATATTACAAGGGTTTAGGGTCTATCGACACCAAAGACGTATCCGAATTTTTTGGAAAGAAGTTGGTGAAATATTCGTTCGACAATAAGGCTGAACAATCCATAAATAAAGTTTTCAAAGACGAAAATGCCAATGATCGAAAAAAATGGTTAAACAACTTTAATCCACGAGTTTCAAACTATTGTTTGGATCTGTTACCAGAGCTGAAGGAAAAAACAAAGGACGGCACAACCATAAAATTGATAAATGCAAAAATAAGTGATTTTATGGAGCATGAGATGATTAAATTTTCCTATGAAGATTGTAAAAGAAGTTTAGGTGGTTGTATCGATGGTTTGAAAGAGTCTCAGCGCAAGGTCATTTATGCCATACGAAAAAAATTCAAGAAACAAACGGACTTTATCAAAGTGGCTCAACTCAGTGGCTATGTCGCCGAACAAACCGATTATAAACATGGTGAACAGAACCTATGTGAGACGATAATAAAATTTGCTCAAGATTTTGTCGGCGGTAACAACATTGCTTTACTTGAACCAAGCGGTCAATTTGGAACCAGGCTTGAAGGTGGTAAAGACTCGTCTGCTTCAAGGTACATTCATACCAAACCTGATAAAATTTTAAAATATATTTTTAGGGAAGAAGATGACCCTGTATTAGAATATTCAGCTGAAGGTGAACCAGTAACCTTTGTTCCAATTCTTCCTTTAATTTTAATTAATGGTTCAATTGGTATTGGAACTGGATGGTCATGTTTTATACCCCAATACAACCCAATTGAGTTGGTGGAATACATCCATAAAAAACTTTCTGGGTTAGAAATGGAACCTCTTGACCTTAATCCTTACTATAAAAATTTTAAAGGAAAAATTAAACCATACGACGAGGAAAAAACAAAATTTACAACTTATGGTAAAATGAAGCGTATAGATGATGAAACAATTCAAGTGACTGAATTACCCATTGGAATGTGGACAGATAAATTTAAAGATCAATGTTACTCTCTGATTGAAAAAGGTGTCATGAGCCAATTGATTAACGAAAGTACTACGGATAAGGTCAACTTTACCTTAAAAAATGTTCAAGACACCACAGATATAAAATTGACTTCAACACTCCACACTACAAATATGGTTCTTTTTAACCATGAAAATGTTATAACAAAATATCATACCATAAACGACATCTTTGAAGAGTACTTTAAAACACGCTTGCATTTTTATAAGCTGCGCAAAGACCATATTTTGGCAAAATTGAAAGATAGCGTTGATCTAAACGAAAATAAGCTCAAGTTTATCCTTAAAGTTGTCAACAATGAAAATTTTTTAAAACAAGAAGACGAAGCTATAATTGACCTTTTGAACGAAGAACACTTTCTAAAGGTTGACAACACCTTTAATTATCTTTTGAATATTCCAGTCAGAGGATGCACATTAAATGCTGTAAAGGTTCTCAGATCCACAATTTCAAAATTAAAAGAAGAACTTGTCGAGCTTGCAAAACTGACCACAAACCAGATGTGGTTAAAAGAATTGGATGAGGTAAGGGCACACCTTTAACCCGTTCGATGTGGAGATGCAAAGTGATGGTGCTTTGCGCTCGACCTATCACAGTAAAAGTGCCACTTGTGGCACATATAAATTTTTTTATGCCTGAAAGGCATAAAAAAATAAAAATTGAAATAAGTTTTTATAATTGAGGTCATAATATGGTTCATATCAAGTTGAATCTCAATTAACTCAAGCTATGGAACAACTAGCCATAAAAGAAAAATCTGAAGAAGAGTTAAGAAACAAACTTGTTAGGGCTGAACGTAAGGCCATCAGAGTCAACAAATTTATGAAGAGAATAACCATTAAAGAGAGAAAGATGGAATGGATCTACATAGCCACAAACGACTTCTACGCTTTGGAGAGGTTGTGGAAGGTTGGATCAACCATACGTTTAAGTAGTCGTATTGGCGGGTACCACACTGGGAAAGATTTAAAGGTGGACAATGCCTTGAGAAAATACTCAAATTGAAAATTATTTCAAAATCTTATTATATCTATTTGTTGTTGAAAACATCCATAAACTCGTCACCAACGTTCACATCAATCATCAACAAATTTGTCACAAAAAGAATGGTCAACTATGCCATATCAGACAATAATTCGTTTATTCTGAACTTGGTTTTGAGTCAATTGGTCAAAAAATTGTCTGTACTTGAACTGAATAAAGTCATATCACGATTTTTATCTTCAAAAAATGGAATACCCCTCAAAAATCCGTGTCGCCGTGTTTTGATTAAATATTATCAGGCTTCACTTGAACCTAAAATGAAATGTATTCGAATTTAAATCTTTTATGCCTAAAAGGCATAAAAGAGCTTAAAATTTATTGTTCGTGATATCTGGTCATAAAGTTGAAATGTATAGGCTCGTATTCTCGTCGATTTCGAGGGCGCATGATATTGGCTAACATATCTTCTCTATGGCCTTGAAGATCCCTAAATTCCGCAATACCACAGTCATCGCAATCTAAAGGTTGTTGTGGACCACAAGTTCCTGTTGATCGTCTAAAGTCATAATGCGTGTTGTTCATGGGGTCGATATATATGGCTCCAAGAGCCTTTGTATTTTTTGGGAACAACGGTGAGAAAAATGGGTTTGTCATCTCTGGGTCAACATAGTATTGTATTTGGCCTGGTAGGTCTTCTCGAAAGTAGTAAATCGACTTGTACCGATTGATATCTGAATTTTTATCGTAGATGGCCCAATAGTCTTTTATTTGAGAGTTCATTGGGACAGAGTCCAAACACATACGAACCGCTTTTTGTGCGTCTAGTGTAGTCGAATCTTTGGAAATCCAACCGATATTTGACTTGTCGTTGCATACTCGTCCCACTTTTTGACCGCCATCACACAAACCAGTGTTACAAATCATACCAACAGATTTTAACTTGTTTATGGGTAAGAATCCATCATCTTTCAAATAATTTAAATCATTGATAAGAAAAGGTTCTCCTGAAGCTTTAATATTTTTCAACACGTGAATATCGTGAAAAGACATGTCTTCTTTTATTAACTCTTTTAACCCGTTCGAAGATGGAACGACATTTATCAAATATGACTGTCCAAGCCAAACAAACAAGAATATTTTGGCAACCAACTTTAAATTTTTAAACTTCAATTGAAGTTTAAAAATCGTCATAAAGTTTATTTTATCATGGTCTATTTAAACCCTGATAATGTAACTTGGGGAACGACGAACTGAACGTCTTGGGGATCGTCGGGTCGAACGCCTTGGAGAAGAACGACGATAGCTTGGGCTATGATGGCGACGAGGAGACTTTGAACGTCTTGGAGAACGACGAACTGAACGTCTTGGGGAACAACGAATCTTGTTTCCCACTTTTTTACGATAACATACAACGTGAGGCATATTTATTATCTGGGAAAATATAAATAAATTTTCAGCAAAAATTCTACAGATAATTTTTTATCGTGGTTTGTCCAAAATCCACAAAAAAATACCAGTAGTTTTAACTGCAACCCTCGTATCTCATGGTAACTTTGCGGCAATATAAATCCAAATCTGTTATAGTCAAATCATCCTTAAATGTTTCGAATATTTCATTCCATATTTTTGGTAAATTTGGCCTTAAATATTGAATCAAATTCAATCGATTCTCGTGATCGTTTGATTTCACCATTAACTCTTCTAGCAATTTATCTTTAATGGATTCTGGTGAATTTGCAACCAGATTATTGACTTTGTTTGAAAATATGGCGTAAATTTCATCTTCAAAAGAAATTGCGATGCCGAGGTTCCCCATTTCAAACCCACTGAAGATATTGATTAGTCTCGTCAGATATCCCTGTGAACAAGTATCATACATGTCAATTAATTCCTGTTCCAACCTCATTAACAACTGATTTTTCAAGTCCATTTGACACGAATCCACAATTAACCATACATTTTCAATAATTTCTTTTAAGCTTAAGTTGAACTTTGAAAATTTCAAAAAATTATAATTAAAAATACGGTTAAGAGAACCTTCAATTTTTATAAATTCTGCATGATGTTGAAATTTAGACAATAAAATTTCATAAAGATTTAATGGGCATATCTTGCCTTTATTTTCTTTCAAAAAACACTCAACCGTTTTATTGGCGCTTGTCACCACACTTGATAAATGAACATTTTCAGGGTTATTTGTATACTCTAAATCAGGTAAAATATTTTTGAGGATATCTTGAACCTTGTTCTTAATATTTTGTGTTCCTTTCAAATAAAGGATATCACATGCCTCAAGTTTCAAATTTAAATCGGTAGACTCGTTTTCGATAATGTGGAACAAATTGTCCTTGAAAATGTTTTCTTCTTCAAAAATTATTTGTAAAAATAAAAGGTTATTTTTGACCGTCAAAACATTGTTGTATCGTGTAAATATAAAGGTACACAAATCCATAAAATAAATTTCGTTTTTGAACTTTGTGATCAAAGACAATATTTTTTTGAAAGGCGAATCTTTGGTTCTGTGAACTCTGAAATTCTTGAATGCAATAACTATTATATTTGTCAAATAATTGTGGATATTTATATCCTTAAAAATTGTTTTAAACATAACAAGGTGTTCTTCAAACATCAACCAATACTCGTCAGAGTCAAAGGCGTTTTTGAGCATAAGAAATAGAACATTGGAAAACGATCGTTGAATTAAATGTTTATTTTTTGAGGTCAATTTACAGGACAAAATATACAACAATTCTTGTTTCAAATAAAGGTTCATGTGACAATCAAATATGCACACGCGAATAAAAAATTTTTCCAATTTTTTAATCCCAGATAACCTGTAAATGTCCATTAATCTTTTGATTGTTTCAAATTGGAGAGAAGTATCCATCTTTTGCAACAGTTTATATCTATGGCTATTTTCAAGGTTTAAATCGAAAATATCCGAGGAATCATAATTTGTAGTCATTTATTTGCGACAAAATTCTCAGAGAATAAAGTAATTGAAAAATATGGAACAAAACTATCTTAATTTGGTTAAAGAATGTATCGAACACGGGGACTACAGGGTTGATAGGACCAAGGTCGGCACCTATTCTTTGTTTGGAAAACAATTGGAATTTGATTTAAGTGGTGGTTATATACCATTATTAACAACCAAAAAAATATCACACACCAACATCCTGAAAGAGCTTTTATGGATTATTAAAGGTTTAACCGACTCTACTCTTTTAAATGAAATTGGGGTAAAAGTTTGGAACGATAATGGCAGTCGAAGCTTTTTAGATTCGTGTGGATTTTTTGAACGAAAAGAAGGTGATTTAGGCCCTATATATGGATTTCAATGGAGACATGCGGGAGCTGAATATATTGACTCTGATACAGATTACACTGGCCAAGGATATGACCAGTTGAGTCAAATTATTCAGACTTTGAGAGACAATCAAACTTGTCGAAGAATAATTATCAACAGTTGGAATGTACCACAATTGAAAGAAATGGCTTTACCACCGTGTCACTGTTTTGTCCAATTTTATGTTCGAAAAGGACAATACCTGGATTGTCAGTTGTATCAAAGATCAGCTGATTTGGGGTTGGGGGTACCATACAACATTGCAAGTTATTCATTTTTAATGCTTGTCTTGAGTAAATGGACCAATACCACCCCGGGAAAATTTATTCATACATTTGGGGATGTGCACGTGTATTCTAACCACGTTGAACCATTAAAACTTCAATTGACCAGAAAACCGTTTAAATTTCCACTATGTGATTTTGTGGGTAATTTTACCTTGAAAGATTTGGATAGCAAAACTTTGAAAGAATGTTGCGATATGTGGTGTGACAGTTTCAAAATAAAAGATTATACCTTTCATTCAACCATTAAAATGGAGATGGCAATTTAACTCGAATCGTCTTTATTGAGACCATTGTCAAATCTTTGGATTGATCAGATTCCAAAAATCTACGATTGTCTCTCAAAATCTGAAAGTTGCGATCGTCAGATTTTGAAATCCTAGAAAAAATTTTTTTAAATCTAAAAGTTTTTCAAAAAGTGGATGAATTTAAAGTTTTGAGAACCACAATTTTCAACTATTTTTAAACCAAATAGTTTGTGGTTAAGCGTTTGCCCGTAGGGCTTCAAAGCATACTGGTGGTCACCACACTTGGGGTTAGAATTTGTTATAACGATATCTTTTATGGTTGATTTTAACGCAACAACATTCAAAGTGTCATATCCAAACGTGTATCGATTGTACACTGTGAAGATTTTTTGTTCATCATTTGATGACTTGGTAAATTGACCATTTGAGTGCGTAAAGTCCAAATTGCTCTCGTTAATCGACTTTACGAGTTCGTTTATGTAGTCTTTTGAGTTGTCTCCGTGAAGGAGAGTGCCGTGGTGGAACATGTTAACGTTGTAGCACTTTTTGGCCAAAAACACATGTCGGGGTCTCTTTTTTTAAATATTTTGAGTTTATAGTCACCTTTCAGGATAACTTTTTGATTAGGATGATTGTCGATCAAAAATGTTGTAGCACTCATTTTTATATACTAATAAATTAAAAAATCTGATCTAATAAATGGAAGACAACATTAATTTGAACGAAATCTATATACATGATTCAAAATTGTTTAAAGCCAAAAATTTGAAAAGCTTTATAAAGAACCATAAAATTCAAGAACATGATATGGTTAAACTTAAGGGCAACAAAATTGGTATTAAACGAAGTTGGATTAAAAAAAATATACCTTCTTTTAACCTTAAATTGGAAGAAATGAGCGACCCGGAAAGTATCAATTATTTTGAGGTTGGACCGACTTTAGAAAAATATGGATGTAAAACATTCAATCCAATCAGTCTTAACCTTGATTCAACCACTGTAAAATATTTTATCAAAGAAGATAAGAGAACGCCATATTTTACCCGAAAGGGTTTAATCAAAATTATGGTTTTGTTTAACGCTTTGCAAGAAAATATTTTCGATTGGATGTATGAATTAAATAATGGTTGTTTGCAATCCCAAACAAATAATTTGTTGAACGTGTCAGAAATGGTTAATTTAAACCATACTCCAATTGTAAAACAAGTTGGTGGAGATGCGGTTCTGTCCAACCACATTTATAATGTCAACAACCAAGACATTATCGTTGATTTTAAAAGAATCGGCGACCTTAAAAAAGAACCAAATTTAAAACTTGTTCTTGAAGACTACAAATGTCCATTATATTCCCAGATGCAATTGAATTTTGAAAAATCTTTACATGAGGCAGAAGTCAACTTTAACAATAAACTTAAAGAATTGAAGCAGGAAAAGGTTATTCAACACCTTCAACAAGAGCTGGATAAAGAAAAAAGTCTCAAGGATCAAGTTTTATCCCTAACTCAATCTTTTATGCCAATGTCCATGATTAATGGTGATATTAAACCATCTCCATCGCCTTATATTTCAAATAATTCCCCAGCAAAGACTCTGAGTAAACTTAAACCATCAAAAATTCAATAAATTTTCACTTATAAATAAATTGAATTTAAAGAACAAATAAACCATAAAATAAACATGGTATATACAATAACTATTGATGGACCTATTGGAGCAGGTAAGTCGGCTCTCATCTCTCAGTTGAAAGATGATTTTACATGCTTCCAAGAACCAGTTGAAGAGTGGTCGCTTCTTCAAAGTTTTTATAGTGACATGCCTGCCTATGCGGCTCCATTTCAATTTCAAGTTTTATTTTCTTTTCATAAGATGTATTCTTCCTTTAAAAATGTCAAAGATAAAGTTATTTTGGAAAGGTGTCCTTGGTCCTCGAAAAATATTTTTACCAACATGTTAGTTGATGGTGGTTATATCAAACCAGAAGAATACAACTTATATTGCAATTTTTATGATAAGATTGCTTTCACCACAGATTTGTACATCTATCTAAAGGTTGACACGGACATTGCTTATCAAAGAATTTTAAATCGAGATCGTGCTGCAGAAAGATCATTAAAATTTGAATACTTGGAAATTTTAAACAACAAATATAATGAAGCTATCAAAACCTTAAAAAATGTCAAAATTGTTGATGCCAACCGACCATTAGCAGAGGTCAAATTGGAAGTGATGAATATATTGAGTCGTGATTAATTTAACCATAAAAGTCTTTTTATACCTGAAAGGTATAAAAAGAACCAAAAAATTTACTGTTGTTTCTCCCGAGCGTTGGAAAGTTCTGCGGCCAATTCCAATATTGTTTTTTTAGGCTCCTTTGAAACCATTATTTCTTTGGGTTGAGTATGAGTTGTTTCTTCTGTTCTTTGAGTCTTTTCGACTTGTTGAGCATGGTCAACCTGTTGTTGAACAAAGATATTGAACCACTCAAACGCGTTGTCTCCAGTGTATAAAGAAATTTCGTCGTTCGACAGGACCACAATAGTTGGCACAACCGAAAATTTTTTTGTAATCACATTTCGTATAACATTGTTATCAATGTTCATAAATTTTATACTCAATTTATCCATAATATTTGAATTATTAATTTGTTGAAGTAATGCTTTGCAATTACCAGAATGATTACTGTAAAAAACAGTGATGAATGTATCCATTGAATTTGGATTGTTGGTGGACATCGTGATTTTGTGTTTATTATATAATAAATGCAAATAATGACTCAAGATTTTGAAGCAAGCAATCCTTTTGGACCTATTGGATCTGAAAGGGTTAAAAAAGCACCCTATTCAATTTTAGCTCCGATGGGAATAAAGGCTGCATCAGCCATAATAAACAACAACAAAAATCAAATGCTACTACTTTCTATGCTTCGAGACAGATTGTTTTACGTTTCTCACCCTTCGCTTTCAACCTTGGAATGCTCTATAAATTTGAAAACAAAGAAGGAAATTGAACCACAAATATTTTTTGAACAAACTGTTGAAGAAATATTGAAATTGGCCAATTTCAACCTAAAACAAATTGAAGCAAAAAATAAAACATTTTCGCTTTTGTTTAAGGACGTTGCAGCCATGAAATTGTTGAATATAATTTTTAAAGACCAACAGGACCATCCTTTGTACCCAATTTATTTGAATTGGATAGAGGGTTCGGAATGGATGTCACGTATGTAGTGCCAGTCAAACTACAGCAAAATGCAGAAAATTGAATTTTTGTCTTGAAAAAAAATACCTAAATAAACACGTTGATATACAATGGCACTCATTATGGAAATTATGAAAACTATCGCTCAACCAATTGGTGAGTTGGCAGTATGGCTTGAAGAGACCTATCAAGTCGACGTCAGCGAAACCGTTGCAAAGTGGCATGAATTGACTGGAATGAACATCACTGTCAAAGAAGGAGAAGTAGCACACGACGAAGTCCAATCATTGAATGTTGATTCGACCAAGAGTCCCAAATCAAACAAAAAAATCCCCAAGACTAAAGACGTATGTCAACACGTTTTTCAAAGTGGTCAAAGAGTGGGAGAACAATGTGTTACCAAACCAAAAGGTGGGGCAACCTATTGTAGCGCTCACAAGCCCAAAGACAGTGTAAAATCTGCGGTTAAAGGTACCAAAGTACCTAAGAAAAAAGAAGTGAAGAAGGCAATTGACTCTGAATTTGAAAGTGACGAAGAAGCCCCAAAGGTACAAGCAGTAAAGGTTGTTAAAAAGCCTAAGAAAACAAGTGGAGACACTGATATGTCTGAAGATTCTGATGGTGAGCTTATACCACGAGAAGAAAAGGTTGAAAAATTGGCTGCTAAAAAAGCAGCTGAAGAAAAGGCTGCAGTAGCCACAAAAAAAGTTAAAAAGGCCTTCCACCATTCTGACGATGAACTAACAGAACCAGAAACACCAGTTAAACCTCTTTTGAAAAAAAAATCTCAAAAAGGTGCAACTAAACCAAAAGCCAAACAATATGACACTGACGACGAAACATTGGATAAAAATTTGAACTTGAGTGATAATGAATAAATATAACCTTTTTAACCATAATTTTTTCATGCCCTTTGGGCATTAAAAAATGAATATTTTGACCTTAAATAAATACACGTCATGGCTACCATAGTTGAAACTATAACAACAAGTGTTGTTGTCACACGTAAGGTAAAATTTGCCTTAAAACCAATAATTATTATTTTTGAAGACGATGAAGATAGAAAGGGACCATGGGAATTATTTGCAGTGGATAGGGATCGTTTTAACCGAAGAATACAATGTGTTGAAAGTAAAATTGGGTGGTGCTTTGAACCAAATCATCGAAAAAAATATTTAATTTACTTTCTAAAGAAAAAATATTAACACATAGTTCACCGATATAAAAAAATGAATTTTATTATTATGGTAAATAACACTATAATAAAATATTTACTATGACTACTAAAATTGGTTATATCTATGCTATCGAGAACAATTTCGATAGTTCGGCTTATATTGGTCTAACGACGAAGACTATTAAAGAACGATTTGCTCAACATCTTCAAGCTGCAAGGTCGTCTAGAGCCACCTGCATCTTGCATCTCTTTATGGCTAAACATGGTCCAAAAAACTTTACTATTAGAGAACTTCGTAGGGTTGAATACCATTCAATCATAGAACTTCAATTGATCGAAGAAGAGTGTATTAGGGACTTTGGCGA